AAGCACAGCTTAACCAATTACACTTATGATTTGAACGGGAACACGATAAGGTTTTTGAGCATGGACGACCCACAAAAGAAGAGGGGGCCAGGGAGAGACATCTTATTCTGTAATGAGGCTAACGAGTTAACCCATGAGGATTTCAAACAATTAAATATGAGAACGAGAAAGCTCATCTTATTAGATTATAATCCTAGTGACGAGTTCCATTGGATTTATGATTACGTACTAACAAGGGAAGACTGCCTGTTCTTCAAGACGACCTACTTAGACAATCCCTATCTCCCACTAGGGCAAATAAAAGAAATAGAAAGGCTTAAAAGCATTGACCCAAATTATTGGCGGATATATGGTTTGGGAGAAAAAGGGATTGGTGAAGCCACGATTTATAAAAACTGGAGCGTGGTTAATACGTTGCCAGAGGATAACGAAGTGTACTTCGGTCTCGACTTCGGGTATAACCATCCATCCGTCTTAATTAAAGTAAATCTTGATGAGTACGATGCTTACGTTGAGGAGTTATTGTACGAGAAGGGTTTGACTAACGCTGATCTTATTAGACGTCTTGATGACTTAAATATTTCTAAGACCGCTACTATCTACGCTGATTGCGCCAGACCTGAGATGATAGATGAGATTCACCGAGCAGGTTATAACATTCATCCTACGATCAAGGGCGCGGGGAGTGTGAAGAACGGGATTGACATTGTTAAAAGGTATAAGATTTTCGTTTATAATGAGAGCGTTAATACTATCAAGGAGTTTAAGAGTTATAAGTGGAAGGTTGACAAGGATGATCGTGTCTTGGATGAGCCTGTGAAGGTTAATGATGATGCCATGGATGCTGTTCGTTACGGCTTTAATTTTAAGTTGCAACCTACAGCTAAGTTTGAAGTGCTAGAATTATAGAGGAGGAAACAATGGATTGTGAAAATTGTATTCAGATTATTAAAGATTGGAACAAAGGTTTTCCTTTGAGTGAGTTGACTGCTCATTTGGGAGATTGTTTGGTGTGTGGTGCTGAGTTTAATGAGTATTTTAAGGAGGAAAACAATGGATGAAGAGATAAGAAAGGAAATGGCGAGTCAAATAAATATTATTAGTTCAAAATTGAATAGAGTACGAAGTGATCTGGATGATATTCATATGAATCTTAATAATTTAAAGCATCTTAATCAATTGGAGGAAAAGAAAAAATGAATATAAAATACCTAGAAACACTATGTGGTAAATCAGAGGTGGGACACATCTTCGTTGAAGATGATATTGAATACACAAATAACAAAGGCATATTCTGTCACATGTGTGGTAGAATTGATAAAAAGAGGGAGTTGAATAAAGGAGGAAAATAATGAAAATAAATGACATGCCAAAATTAGAGAGTCCATTTGTTAGAAAAGAAATCAATGGAAGTTACACTGTAACAGATGAGATCACTGAAGGTTACGAATGGGTATTTGAAGATGAAAGTGTAATGGCAATAGAAAAATTACACGGAACAAACGTGAGCATCATCCTACAAGAAGGAATCATAACAGCCGTGTTTAACCGAAGCGCTAGAATTCCTTTCTTTAATAAAGGAAAAGAACACATTATTCATGGACTTCTTAACAGTTACGAGAGAGGATACACGGGAGTATTACTTGATGGTCAACACTTCGGAGAATTAGTAGGACCTAAAGTCAATGGAAACCCTTACAATCTTAAAGAACATTTATGGATTCCTTTTGAGACGTTCGGACAAAAACATCTTAGATACAAGAGTTGGGGGAGATACCCTAAAGATTTCAATACTATCAGCGAGTGGTTTAAGGAATTAATGCCTTTGTTTAATTTGATGAAGCATGGTAAGGATGGAGCTTTGAATAACAATTTTGTTGAGGGTATAGTTTTTACTCATCCTGATGGAAGGATGGCTAAGCTGAGACTTGACATGTTTGATTGGCATAAGGGGTTAAGACATAAAGGAGGAAAAAAATGAGTGAATTAAAAGAAAAAATTGATGTGTTACAAAAGTGTTTTGATAATATTATGGGAGAAGATCCAGGAAAGGATAGTAGTTATCATGGTGGTTTTATTAAGGGTTTCCATGCGGCATTACAAGTTTTGAAAATGAAGAAAGAAGATGATACTAAAGGAGAAGTTAAGGAAACGCTTGAGATGGCATAAGGAGGAAAAGAATGAGTAATAAACCAGTATTTAAACAAACAAGAAGCTACGAGAAAAGAGACGGGGTAATGTACAGCATACTAGAAAAAAGTGCGGACTACATGAAACAAGAAAACTTCAAAAGCACGACAAGGGTAGAACAATACTGTCCGAAAGTATACCTTGAAAACCAAATGAAGGTGTTGCCAGAAGAGATCCAGATAAGGAAAAGTAACTTGGATGCTCACAGAGAACGAATAGCAGCTTTTATGAAAAAAGTGGGAAAAGAACTTGAAACCAATGGATACAAAAAGTTCAAAGAAAACTTTCAGAAGATGGCTAAGTATTTCAAACTTCACGAAGCCGAAGGGAAGATGGTTCAGATTCAAAGAATGGTAGACAGAGAGCAAGTCAACCAAGAGAACGATCAGGAATTACTGGAACACTTTACATTAATGCTAGAGAAATACTAATTTTCCACAGGCTTATAAATGTTTTAATCCCTAGAAGTATTTATAAGGTATGATAGGTTAATTACTATGACAAAATCTAAACCCAAAATTCTAAAGAAGAAAGATTACGAGATGATCAAAGCCATCGAGAGCGTCAGAATAATAGATGCGAGCGAAAGACCATACGCGACGTACGATTACTACGGAAACTACTACGGATACGCCCCGTACGGATTGCAAGTTAACATGTACGACCTATGGGAGTTATCCAGGTACAGCGATATATTCACGACGGTACTAGGCGCTCTCAGAAGAAAAGTTTTTAAGGGCGGTATAGAAATTAAGCCTTTGGTTCCTACAGCAGACGAAGCTCAAAAGAGCAAGATGGAAGAGTTCAGCTTCAGATGTAACGAGAACGGACAAAGCTTAACCGAAGTCTTCGGAGAGTTAGAGGATGACCTTAACGTTTTTGATGAGAGCTACATGCTTGTTCTAAAAGATTATTTCATAAGCGAAGCCAACACTATCATAGGCGGGGACGTACAGGAAGTTATACGAGTGTTCCCTTTGAACGTTTTGCGAGTCATGGATGGCAGCGAAAGATTAGGATATAAGGAAGGCAAAAAACAATATTTTGAGATTGAAGACAGGAAGACATTAACCGATGATCCCTTCAATGCAGAAGGCATTCCTAACATGGCAGCTCACTACAGGCTACTCACTCAAAAAGGAGACATGCACTATAACAAGAGCGAGATATTAAACAAACAGAAGTTCAGACCTAGCAAGACTGGAGGTTTCAGTCCTATGTATGGATTGTACAATAAAGGGTTCACGCTCATCGCTCAGGATTATTATATCAGAACCAATTATGAGAGTGAGAAGCCAAGCAAACAAATGGTGTTCTTGAAGAGCAGCAACCTTGATAGTTTGAAAGCAGAGATTAAGGATTGGAGAGCAAAGGTTAAAGACAAGCCTCACGGGTTTTATCCTATTGGTGTGGAGGCAGTTAAGGACAGTGGAGACATTGCTGAGGTCGTAGATTTTATGAGAAGCTTGGAAGAGTTACAATTCACTAGTTTCAGGGAGGAGTCAAGGAACGCTATCGGTGCAGTGTATGGTGTTAGTCCAATATTTCAGAATGATCTTAGCACGAGTGGAGGCTTGAATAATGAGGGTTTGCAAATAACTGTTACTAACGAAGCTATAGAAAGTGACCAGGACATTTTTAATTTGAATCATTTGCCTTTCGTGTTTAACTTTAACATGGGCATCACGGATTGGGAAGCTGTGCTAATGCCTAATGAAGAGGAAGACTTGGTGATGGAGAAAGACTTGATGACTAAGAGCTTAGCCAATGCGAAGGCGTACCTTGAACTTGGTGGCAGCGTTCGTATGGATGAGAACGGAGAGTTCATCTTTGAGAAGGCTGAGTTAAAGCAAGCTGAGGCTGCGAGCTTTACTCCTACAGCGTTTGCAATGGAAACCAAGGGGTCTGTGGAAAAGCCTTCCAGTGTTGTGAAGGCTGTGAGCAACAAGTTCCCCACCAAAGAGATCAAACAGTTCGAGACTAAGCTTGATAAGGAACTTAAACAAATAATCAAGAAATTAAATTTGAAGAAGAAGCCTACAGAGGCGCAACTCAAAAAGATCGTGAAGGACATAAGCAAAAACCTGGACAGTCAATTAAAGGCTAAGAGTGCTAACAGGGTGCGTAGCATTTATGAGAAGAGCGTTAAAGCAACCAATAAAGAATTAAGAGAAGATTTTAAGTTGACTGATACTGACAGGGCAGCGATTAATAATTTGAAAAGAAGCGATACGTTCAAGGGAGCTTTCGCAGACCTTGGAGATCGTATGCAAAAGAATCTTACTAAGACTGTGACTGCGGCTTTTGAGAAGCCTGGCTTTGAACTCGACAAATTGGTTGGGGACTTAAAGGAAGAGTTAGGAACTGCTAACGGGGATTTGCAAAGGATAGCCAGGACGGAAAGCACTAAGATAAGTGTTAACGCTAGAAAGAACGCGTATGAGAAGACTGGCAAGTTTGATGAGATGAAGTTTAAACATATTGGTCCTGATGACTCTAGAACAGGAGAGGATTCTAAATTAATAAAAAAAAAGGTTAAAGATCAAGGCAAAGGAGATGGTGTCTCATGGGATTCGTATGTTAAGATCATAGAAGATGTGGCTGCGCAGTTCAGTCCTACATGGAAGGTTGATCCTAACGCTCCTATCCCGAGACCTAACACTCGTCACGTGCCTGTTCGAGCAGTATAACCAAAAAAGTATAGGTGAAGTATGGGAAGCAGTTTTGATAGTAATGGAAACAAGTTTGAATCGAAAGAAATAAACAATCGCGAATTTGATAATGTAGCTCGTGCTAAGAGAGGAATCCTCGTTGATGGAAACGGGGATAACATTGACAACACTAACCCTCTGGAAGTCCTTCAAGCATTAAACGATTTAGTTTTACAAAAGTCTATAACCGTAACCACTAGCGCAACGCAAGTTCCTGGAACTAACTTAACTGACAGGAGAAACATAACTTTCATTAATAACGCTGACCAAGTAATGTACTTAGGAGATGCTAGCGTAACAATAAGCGATGGCTTGCCTATGGGAATAGGACAGAATATTAGCGTGGACGCATCTGACACAGTAGATTTTTTCGCTATAGTTGAGACGGGAACGGGAGACATGAGAGTATTGGAAGGTAAATAAATATGGGGAAGATATTGCAGATTTCAAATGCGCCAGCGATCGACTTTCCTATTGAGAACGTCATACCAAATTCGATATTAGTAATTAAATTAAATGAGCAAATGCCGATTCATGGCACGATAACCATTGATGGCATATTAAAAATAAATGGTGCATTAATCATCAGGAGTTAATAAGAAATGGGAAGAATAGATTTCGATAATCAAGAAGAGCCACCAACACCTAATAGTAATAAATCTGTCTTGTATTTTGATGAGGTGGATAAACATATTAAAACAAAAGATGATGATGGTGTCGTTATAGATTTAACCGAGACTGCTTTAACAATCAGATTCACCATGATTAACAACACTGGTGTCACCATTCCTAAAACCAGTGCAGTACATTTTGAATCTTACGATGATCCTAATGATGAGCCTGAAATGGTATTAGCTGACGCAGACGATGCAACTAAGATGCCAGCAGTAGGTATAAATGAGAATGAAGTCTTAAACGGAGCCGTTGGTTTCGTAACATTTATAGGAGCCCTTGATGGTGTTGACACAAGTGCTTTTGCTGAAGGTGATGAATTATTTGTAGGTAAGACCCCTGGATCATTAGTCAATTCTCGTCCTACAGGTGGAACTACAGGAATCCAAATTATAGCTACCGTGGGTAAAATAAATGCGACAACAGGAACTCTAGCAGTTCATGGTTCATTACGTGCTAATAGTCTTCCTAACCTTGCAGATGGTAAGTTTTGGTTAGGGGACAGTAGTGGTTTTCCTGTTCAAACTGATGGACCTAACATATTGACACCTAATACTGTTCCGTTCACTGGAATCATAACAGGAGGAGAGGTCACGGTTAACGCAGGAGACAATACCACTTTTGATGTGGCTGCGGGAACTGGAAGAGTAGTTGATTATACTGATCCATTAAATCTTATAGTAACGCCAGTTAGTTGGGATGCGTTCATTGCAGAGAGCGTGCCTGATATAAGCGGAGATAACTTCACCGCTCTTTTCATTGATGACACTGGAGCATTGAATAAAGCAGGAGATGTTAATCTTACTCCAAATCAAATAAGAGAGAATGTTATGTTGGGGGCTGTCACTCACCCATTAGGTACGATCATAGAAAATGCTATAAGCAATCCGATACCAGTATATAACACTATCCTTGGAGTAATGGATTATATCAGGGCGGCTGGAGGAATAGTAACGGGTTCAGCCATTGCCATACCTAATGCTAATCTCACATTTAAACAAGAAGCAGGAGTTTTCACAAATCCTTTCAGAAATTATGCTGCGGACAAAATGGCTACTGCCACGATCATTAATGACGAAGCCGACCCCAAAACTTTTAATTACAATCATAGAGATGGTGTGGGTGGATTCACTGAACTTGCAGACACCACTCTTATTGATCCTGACCAATACGATGATGGAAGCGGTACATTAGCTAGTGTTCCTAATAATAATTGGACATGGCAACCAGTGTTTTTTGTTGGCTCAGTAAACCGTGTCGCTATAGGTTATTCACAGTTTCTTTATAGTAGTAAATCAAATGCGGAGGATGGGATAGGTCAAGATTTCAGTGATTTCATACAAGATCCCACTCTTGCTAATTCAGACTTATTAGGTTTCTTTGTATTAAAAGAAGGAGCAACGGATCTAACAGACACTAGCGAGGCTGATTTCATATCTGTGTTCGGAGCTGCTGGAGGAGGAACCAGTGGAGCTAGTACGTTTGACCAGTTAACTGATACTCCTGCGAACAAATCTGGTTTTGAAGATAACATATTAAAAGTTGACAGTGCAGGTACTACTATAGAGTACACGACTGCTGCTAAAGGTAATTCTTTAGGTCATGCTGAGCCAGCAATAACAGGTGTGCTTACAGGTGGTGGCTTGGTCATAAACGGAACTACTCAAGTGGATGTGACAGCAGGTACTGGAGAAATCGTTAATTTTTATGATAATTTTCTTTCTCCAACTATAACACCAGTTACTTGGTCGGGAGCTACTATCACAATTCCTAGTTTGGGTGTAGATAACACAACCTTTATTTTCATTGACAACGCTGGAGTAATCCAAACTCAAAGTACGGATCCTACAGCTTTAGATAATAGAACTAAAATCTTTTTGGGTTTAACAATAAATAATACTGGCTTAAGTCAGGTTGCTGACGTGATAGAATCTCCACAAGTAATAGGAAACACATCTCATGCTTTCTTAGATCAGTTCGATTTCACTGGAGGTCTTACTGATGGCGGAAGCGTAAGCCAAACAAATGACACGGGAACTAATGGAACTTTAGCTGTCAGAGTGGAATCTTTGGATTTCTTCTTCCCTAATATTAACTGGCAGACTAGCAAAACAAATCCTAACGTAGTAAACTTTGCTGCGACAGATCCGACTACATGGGTTTACATGCTTCAAACAGGAGAGATTGAATCAGTAAGTAATACTTTGATTGATCCTACACTATTTGATGATGGAGGAGTTGCAACTGCTGTGCCTACAACTGCTGGGGGAACGAGAGCTACTATTCAATATTTGTATAAACTTGTAGATGGTATAGTGGTTGTTCTTTATGGACAGACCGTTTATAATAGTTTATCTGATGCGTTCCAGGCGTTAGACCTTGACCAAAGCATTTTGATTGTTCCTCCTTTCTTACAAGAGCTTGGTGTTAAGTTAGCTGCCATAGGAGTAATACAAGCAGCTACAGATTTGGCAGTTCCAACAGACGCATTCATTGAACAAACCTCAACAGGAGCTGGTGGTGGAGGTTCAGGTTCTACCACGTACTTAGGATTAATTGACACTGATAATGATTACACTGGACAAGATGGTAAGGTTCCAACTGTTAAAAGTACAGAGGATGGTTTGGAATTCACAACTTTACTCACCACATTATTGGAGCTTACTGATTTCCCAAGTACATATGCTGGTCAAGCTGGAAAAGTAGCGACTGTGAACGGAGGAGAGACAGCTATAGAATTTACCACAATATCTAGTACAGCGTTTCCAGTGAAAACATATTTCTCAGGAGACTTGGACACGCCAGTGAACAGTGACTGGACTGTAAGCGCTAGAGCTAATGCAAGTGCAGATACAAACAATAATGGTTTAACAGTTAGAAGGTTTGATGACACGACAGAAGAAGGAGTGAGCTTTAACATAGATATTCCTAGTACGGCAACTAACATGAAAATTTCCTTTAAGTCAAGAGCTGAGACTGCACCTGGTGGAGCACAAACAGTAGCGGTCAATTTTTATGAAAGAGAAATACCAGATAATGCTGCCGTGACAGCATGGTCTAGTGCAGTACAATTAACTGACTTGGACATTCCAACTAACGAATTTTTCCAATTAGATACGGAGACATTGACACTTGCAGCATTAGGACTTACTGCTGGGAGCACTCATCAGATAGAGATAACAAGAGACACAGCAGATGCTGGCGATACATTGTCTGGTGATTGGAGTTTATTATTTATTAAGATAGAATTCACATAAAATGGCATTAGATTCAGATGGAACAACAACAGAAATAAACTGTGGTAGTGACAGTAGCTTAGATAATATTTGGGCTGGTGGTGGTACTGTTATGTCTTGGATAAACCTTGATGGTTTTGGTGCTAGTGACCAAGGTAGGATTGCTGATAAATCTAGCCTGAACCCTCCTGCTGATGGTTGGGCATTTCTCACATTTGGATTGGGAGGATCAGACAGATTAAGATTTCAACATAGTGACGGTGTCAGTGCTCCAGCAACTTGGGAGGCTCCTAGTGATTCTTTGTCCACAGGTGTTTGGATTCATGTTGCCATGACTTATGATAAAGATAGCCAAGCAAATGATCCTATCTTTTATATTGATGGTGAATTAGTAACAACTTCAGAAGTTATGGGTCCTAATGGACCATTAGAATCTGATGCAGCAGAAGATTATATTCTTATGCAATCTACTCAAGGCAGTAGAGGATTTGATGGCAGACAAGCAGACCACAGAGCATATGATAGAATCCTATCAGCCGAAGAAATATCAATTATCTTTGCTTCAAGAGGACACGATAACATTGTTGACGGATTAGTTGGAAGATGGGTTATGCGAGAAGCTGGAGACGGTCAAGGACCAGGAGGAGAAGATGTCAAAGATTATAGCGATAACAATAATGATGGAACAATAACAGGGACCCCCATATATGCGGAGGATGAATTAAGTATAGTAAGGAGTTAAAAAGATGGTAAGCGTATTAAATAGAGTGACAAAAGAATTAAAATTGAGTGTGAACACCCCAGATTATCCTACGGAAGATTGGATTCACAGTCCTGACTTGTCTTCGGTGAGTGGTGTTCTCGTTAAGTATTGGAAGATAACAGTAGATGCTATTAGCGAGATGAACCTATCAGAAAAAGCTGTTGTTGACGATGCAGACAAACAAACAGATATAGATAATAATGCGGACGCATCTACTATACTTGCTTTCACAACAGCAGACAGGGATGCTATCACCACACCTGTTGATGGGATTCTAATCTATAACAGTACTAATGATGAGCTTAATTTGCGTGAGGGTGGGGCTTGGGTGAGTAAATAAGATGTTAAGAGTAAAAATAGCACAAGACATATTCAAAGACGGAACCATTGAAATACCAATGAATGGCAAACTATTAAAGATCGCGCTAGTAACACCGAACTCCATTGATACTATACAAGTAAAGGTAGAGAGCAACGATTACGAAACACTATTTAATAATGAGCTGGCTAAGATCAGAAAGGTAGACACGGGAGATAACATTTTTTACATCCTATATCCTTTTAACGTGGTCGAATCATATGTTGCTGGAGAAGGTGCTCAAACGAGAGAAGACTATTTCTATATCATGGGAAAATTGAGGATCATCATCCGAGGATTAGGGGACAGAGAGATAATAAGCGAAGTCAGAGTATATTACGATGATGGAATAAGCCAAATTGAACAAACAGGCTTATAAATGTTTTAATCCAATATTTACTTTATGGCGGACTTTAGATTAGAAGTCGATGATAAAAGTCTCGGCAAAGTACTGGATGAACAAATGGACGAGATCATTGATTTCGTATTCCAGAAGAGCCAAGAGAACATAGTAAGTTTGGGAGTTACTGATCGAGGAACCTTATTGAAGAGCGGTCAGATAATAAGAAAGTTTTTGGATAAAAGAGTCGTGTACACTGTTCCTTACGCGGATTCAATTGAGTTCGGACGAATCCCTGGAATTCACCCTCCAGTTGAACCGATAGTTGGATGGGTAAGAAGAAAACTAGGAATCAAAGACGAGAAGAAAGCTCGAAGTATTGCCTGGGCTATAGCAACAGACTTGAAAAAGAATGGCACTCAAGAGAAACCTTATATGAGACCTGCAATAAAAGCGGCGGAAATAAAATATGGATAACATACTTACTGTAAGCAAAACCGAAGGCATGAGTCTTGAAAAAGAAGAACGACTCACTGATGATCTGATTGACAAGTTTAATTCTACAAACGATATGACCCTGATAAAGGAAATGATTGAGAAAAGCTCTTTAAGAGTTTACGTTAGTTACGCCACGGTAGACGCGATAGATAACGACAAAGAAAAAATTAATATTGATGATGTTATACAACAACAAAATATATTACTCCGTAGAGGAGGCACGATCAGCGACAATCACACTAACGCTCACGTCGGTAAAACGTTAGCTTACAAAGTTATGATTCATCCCATTACGAAGACTAAAGCCATATTACATCTGAACAAAATCTTTAGAGACAACCCTAAAGATGATGATGTATGGCGCGAGACTCAGAGTGGAGAAAGAAAAGGATCAAGTATTGCAGGAATTGTCACTGAGGAGAATTTGAAAGAAGAAGACGGAGAAGTCTTTAAAGAACTTTCTGGTTTTTATCAGTACGAAACTGCTTCTGCGAATAAACCTTCAAATCCTTACGCAACTAACCCTGCGGTTAGTATAATAGCAAAAACAACTAAAGGTGGTAAAATGTCAAAAAAAGAAGTTAAGAAAGATGAAGAAGGAAATGGTCAACCCGCTCCAGAAGGAGCGCCCGCAGAAACACCTTCAGCACCCGCTGAAGAAAAGACTGAGGAGAAAACTGAAGAACCAAAGGACGTCGACAAAGCAGACGATGAATTGGTAGAAGGAGAAGGCGAAGAAGAATTCGATATAAAAGCAGCTATGCAATCTATGAGGGAAACCATGAATAGTTTAGGAGAGCGGCTTAATGAAATCGAAGATAAGTTATCTGGAGCGCCAGAAGAAAAAGTCGACGACGACGAAGAAGAAGACGAAAAGAAAACGGATGACGAAGACGACGAAGACAAAGCAGATGAAGAAGAAGACGAAAAGAAACGAGAAGATCCTGAAGAAAGTCCAAAAGACAATCCAAGACAGGACCAAGACGAAGATGAAGAGAAAACTACTAAATCTGAGAAACTCACAAAAGCGCGAAAAGAAATCGTAGAACTCAAAAAAGCTTTAGCAGAATACACAAGTATTAAGAAACATATTAAGGCAGAGAGATACGGTGAGAAAAGCATTAAGCCAACAAGTAACACAGAGAAACTATCTAAGGTTATGAAATCTTTTCGAGAAGGAAAGACAAGCTGGGAAAGTGTAACTAAAACAATAAAAGAAGTACGGAAAGGTGAATAAATATGTCAGAATCAATGCAAACATTTATGGCTAGATTTTACGGTAATACAGAACTAGCCCGTAGAGCAATTGCCAAAGTGGACGCTCCGATGTTAACTACAACAAGTGGACAGTATAACGCTATATTCGGCGAGATGGCTTTCACACAGTTTAACAACGAAGCCAACGCTTGGATGAGTCTACCAAAATTACCCTACACAAAAAGTGGGTTTAGAATTAGAACAGCAAGAGGTTTCACACTAGGAAGTGGTGGAGTCGCAGATGCAGGCGCAGTACCAGACACAGTTAAATCAACTGTCGTTGAAGCTACAATGTTAAGTAAGCTTGTGCCTACAACTTTTGAAATCGGAAGTATCACAGACCAACTTGATGGCGATGATAGATACACGTTCGAGGAAGAAAAAAAGGCTAAAGCAGAAGATCACATTAAT